TGAAGAACGACATGAAAGAGCCAAGGGTTGTAGACGAATGTGTGCCCATACCATCCAACAGTGTGACTGTGTTCCACTGAATGAGATTGATGGTTATGTATCCATACACTCACTCTACTACCTATCAAGAGCTGATATTTGTCGTCTATTGCATCGGTCCAGAGCGAGTAAACTCATAGCTGCACTACACACTTATGACAGTCTAACAGGCACTAAATTTAATGGAGAAATGAAGTACACTATTGATGAAGATATGCAAGTGTCTGTATCGGTTAAGGGCAATCATACGCCCTATAGACATGATTCTCTACAATGGATCAATGACGAGTATTGGAGTGATGGCCATGAAGCAATTTCGTGGCAATCACAGCGATATGGAGAAACCTTGATTGTAACATTCCTACGAACCAGATTGAGGAAAACCGCAATCAACAAGTTATACAGCGTTGTTGAACACTTAACTCAACCAGTGCAAACTGGTAGTCAGTTGGGTGGCTATGTGGATGGCGAGTTGCAACCAGTGACTGGCTATTCATATGGTCCGTTTGTGCTGTGGGTACCGGAAGCTCGGAAACGAGCCCTGGTTCCCAGTTCTCTCATTGCTTATGGGAGAAGAAAGATAATGGCATCAGAAAGATCGCCAGATTCTTTGAGGAACTTGGCTATAAACATGCGAAAACAAGCTGAAAAGATGATGGGAGATGATATGGCTCAGAACATACCAGTTGAGACCATTTGGTACGCAATTAAAATAGCGTTTCTATCGGACATTGGGTTGGAAAACTCAATTTACAGAGATATAATAAATGAAAAGAAACAAATAGATTTGCATTCCAAATTACGAGAGTTTGAAAAGTCACATTATACAATTCCCATCTATGGAGTGATTGGAGCACTAAGTTATAAAGCACCCAAAATTGGTCTGCCATTGATGGCTGTTTACACGGGTTTGAAAATGCTACGGAAATATGCTAGAAATAAGCCTAATTACGTTCAAGCTACCTATGAAATGGACCGCACTAGTGCCAATTACGTTTTGGATCAAGATCTCGATGTATTACCTACCACAAATACTGAAAGAGAATTGTTGGAACCACGCAAAGAGTCGAAGATGAGAATATTCGACATTGATGAAGACCCAGAGAAGCTCCGTGGGTCGCTGGTAAATTTTGGACCTGCTATCGAGGGACATATACCAATTGTGTATTCCAACAACCAACACAACACTGTTATAGCTGTTAACAATCGTTGTTTATCCGAGAATATCACTCCTGTATCAGGAATCTTTTCAAGTATACAAGCGCATCCATGTATGGATGTTTCAGCAAACTCATTTGAATCTGTTAACATAGTTACATTTGAGAATTGGAACAAGGGATTTCCCAAAGGACGTCGTGAAGAGCACAACCGTGCAAAGATCTCATTATTGGAAAGACCGATCGATGTTAATGATTGTACCCGTAAATCATTTATCAAGGTCGAAAAGTACAATAAGAGCAGTAGCGATGCTGTTGATTATGGTGATCCTCGCCTCATCCAAGGCGTAAGTTCCAGGGCAAACGTGATATTGGGACCCCCAATGAAACGATTTGCCAAGTGGCTGAAAAACCAATGGAACAGTGATGTAAGTGGAACGCGCAATATATACTATTTCAATGATAACAATGAAGCTGCAGGGCGTTGGGCACAGAGCGTGCTTGACAAGGTCGAAGACCACATATCGATCATTATTTTGGGTGATGACATGTTGGCCGTCATACGTTACAATGGAAAGGTTTACTTTGTTGAAAATGACTTTTCCAGGTATGACAAGACCATAACCACTGAAGCGCTGGATTTTGAGGAAGCCATTTACGTGTTATCTGGCTATTTCAATGAAGATGCCCTTTTTGTATTGAGGAAACAAAGAGATAGCAAGGGTATAACTAGAACTGGCGTGGCATACAAGACTAAAGACGGAAGGAATTCAGGTGATCCCAACACAAGCACTGGAAATTCCTACATTGATGGAAGTGTCTCTATGCACTTGTTGGACAAGCACCTGCACAAAATTGGTACTAGCGAATTCATTGAATTGTTGACGCATGGGTATGAGGAATTTGGGTTCAAAGCTAAGTGTCGAGTTGAGACACAGTTAGCCAAGGTTGAATTTTGTTCGAAACTGTTCTGGCCTACAGCAGACGGTTTGATCCTGGGCCCCAAGCCTGGTAGGTGTCTGCCTAAGATGGGCTTTTCGCTAAAAGAACTTAGTAAAACAGAGATAATGTCAACCATGAAAGGTTGGGCAATGGATGGTTGGTTCGTGCCAGGAGTGCATGAGTACGTAACCCACTATTATCCACAGGTGCTCAACAAGGATATAGTCCTGAAATTTGAGAATAAGTTTTCCTCGCACAGCACCAAATTTCATGAACCCATTCCTGAAACAGATGCATTTTTTGAAGAGAGGTATGGAATACCTGGTGAGCTATTTAGAAAAAGCTTCAATGATGCAATACAATCGAAACCGTCAATAATATCTTGTCCCATGATGGACACGGTATTCTCCATAGATAACTAATCAAGCGGGGCCGTAAATGGTAAGAGTACACGGAAACTATTGCGGCCCGAATTGGAGTGCTGGGCGTGTACAACCATCAGTAACATCTGATGTGCCAGCAATTGACGAATTTGATCAAACGTGTAAAGAACACGATGAGGCATATGCTAAACAAGCTGATTTGTCTGCTGCCGACGCTAAATTTGCACGAGCAAATATACGATCTGGAAAACCACTACGAGTCGTTTCCGGAATCGCAGTCGGATTACAGGGAAGAGCTAGATCGATATTACGCCAATCAAAATTACGGGGAGGTAAAATGAATCCCCCAATTGACGTGATAGAGGATGAATACATGGTTATAGATGTAAACAAAGCGCCTGGACACAGTAAGGAGATAATTGTAGGAGCTAGGGGCATTGAGCCCCAACTTAAACGGGCCAGTAAAATGACACTGAGACGACATAAAGTAGCCCCTGCAACATCACCTGAGAAAACTTCGCGAGAGCGACGAGCGAAAGGTGCCAAATCCGAAGTGGAACCTTATAACCCACATCGCCCGGGACGAGGCGTTAATGGTGTGGTTCCGACTAATTCCATGCAAACCTTTGTTAAAAGTACTCTGACGCGTACTGTTCGAGCATCTAGACATGGTGAGACCGTTGAAGGGACAGTTTTTCTGTCAGCCCTTCAAACAGCCACCAAACAAGAAAGTTCTCTCGATGATCTAGGTCTACAGGCTTTGATCCCCTTAAACCCCGGTAATTTGGGCAATTCCATGTTAGCTAACATAGCCAAATTCTACGAGCGATTTCAGTTCACTCGCTTGCGAGTGCACTACTTGACTGCTTCAGCCACAACCACAGCAGGGACTGTGGTTTTGTCACACCAAGTTGACCCACTTAATGAGGTACCTCAACGCGGGTACCAGGGTGCAAATTTGTACGCCAACCTGTTTTCAAGAGAGAACTCATTGATGGGCCCAGTTTGGGACAACGCTTACATGGACATTCCATGTTTGAAGAACAAATGGTTCTACAACGACGCCAAGTATGGACATACAATGGAAGATTTGTATGCTGGGTATATTTTGGCATATTCTACATTAGCTTCGGGAACACCAGGCCGTTTGGTGTTAGAATTTGAGTGTAAATTTGATTCACGGGCCAATGAAATTGGTCCAAATGTGCCGCGCACCTGCGGAATTGAAACTACACTTAATATCCCGTCAGGAACAGCTGATACAGATTGCGTTGCAAGTTCCATCACTGGACCACCAACAGGAGACGAAGGAATCCTCGTCTTCTATGAAGATAGTGGTGCCAGCAATTATTCTTCTAGTGGTGGTGGTGCTGGGTATGACGATTTCCTCAAGACAGCCGCTGGTGAGCAATTCCATGCAGGAGTTGGAGCACCCATGTTCATTCGACAAGTGGCTGTTGCAGGTAATTACAAGTTCTACCCGACACTAGAGGCAGCTATAGGTATGACCTCAGCATTCTTGTATAAGAATACTACAACAGGTTCTACCTACCTCGTGGGACAGGCATTCTATGTTGTACAGGACTCCCCTGAAGTCACTGCGCTATAATCTTGTTCTGACGTTTGTGAGTTTTTCAAGTTTTGCCACATGAAAACTTGAGGTCATCCCGGCCTTAGGGACGTTTGCACAGCTCCGGTGCGTAATAAGGAGCTATGGTGGGTCATAAAATATAAC